ATCACCTTGGGATCCACATCACGTGGATCGCGAACTCGGCAGAACACAGGAAAGCGTACTTTGCCATCGGAAGTTAGGCCATCGGGGGTGAGTGGATCGGGTTGGCCTTCCACCTCCACGATCTTGCCGATCCACGAATCAGGATCGATGGAGATCTCGGCACGAATCTTATCGTTGTAACCACCACCCACCTTCGTTACCACACCGTTGGGCATCACCACGAGGAAACCACCCCACAGGCCTTCACGCTTGGAGCCACGGTTGCCCTCGTAGTGGCCAACGATCACACCTTCGTAGGTGCTCACCGGCTTTAACTTCATCACCGAATCGGAGCGCTTGAAGATGTAGGGAGAACCGAGCTTCTTCACCATGATGCCCTCGAAACCACCCTCGATGGCCTTGCCGTAGGCTTTGAGGAGGGCATCCTGATCCGCCGCTGTGATGCCCCCAACCTGAACCACGTGTTCAGAGGCAACCTGGGCCACGAGCTCCTGCGCGAGAGTGATGCGATCCTCGAGAGGCGAATCGTTTGCCTGATCGCGCCAATCATCGAATACCATCGCATCGAACACATTGTACACCATGCCGGAATCATCCTTCGCGGTCTTGTGGGACATGACCACCGATGCGGACTCGTTCCAATCCTTGCCCATTGCTTCGCCGTCGAGCACGAAGTCATCCCACGGTGCGGCCTCGAGGGCTGCCTTGATCGTAGGAAGAGTTTCGATGGGAGAACCACTGCGAGTGAACATGGTAACTGCACCGTTGCGCTTGATCGCAACACAACGCAGCCCATCCAGCTTAGGTTCAACCCTAACTGGATATTCGATGGTTTCAGCAATCACAATACCCCTGCCAGATTCATGGCGGGACTCGAGAGATTCTGCGAGCTGAACGGAGAACTTGGAGATCGCTCCGGGCCACGTCTTTTCCACGAGCGATTCAGAGGCACCTACTCGAAGGTTGCGAATGAGGATTCGGGTGCACCACTTGGCTTGACGGGCATCGAGTCCGGCGAAGAACGATTCCACGGCGGCCTTGGCAGCATTGCCTGTGATCTTGCGAGTAGCAAGATCATTGTGGAGAAGGTCGAGGAACGCCATGACTGCGCCGTCGTCGGACACGGTAGCCTGAGGAAGCGGCTTCGGCGCCTTGAACTTGTTCACGTAGAAGTTGGTATAAGGATCGCCGACGGCGACGAAGACCTGCTTCAGGAGTTTCCGACCGGCGTTGTTTCGAAGAACTTCCTCCTTGAAGAGGCGGGAGTTGTCAGATTCCAGGGACTCGAGGATGTCGATGACGGATTCCATGACTCTCAGTATACTCTTTCTGAGTGCGACTTTGCACTACGAGACCCGCCTGATGGCGCAGAGATATGCGGGATTATCGGGGATTGTGACGCAATACTTCTTCACGTGAGGCTTCTTGCTGGAGCCGTCGTTCACTTCGAACTCGTACTTCCCGGGTTCCACCTTGATCTTAGAGAAGATCTCGCGCTGGAAAGTGCGCGACTTGCCTCCGAGGCGTAGTCCTCGTCGAAGTTCCGGTGCATTCCAACGGACGAACTTGTAGATCTCGTCGCAGGCTGCATTGTACTTTCGCTGTAGATCACGAGCAATTCTCTCCTCGTTGTTGAGGACCTGAACTTGAATAGGATTCCCTACCATCTCGTTGAGTTCACTGAGAATAGAAGCGAGAGCTGAAATACACTCGGCGCGCTCAGAGAGCTCGTGCACATTTGAATTCCACCGGGAAGAAATACCAGACGACATCTTCAAGTGATAAACCTTCCAGACATTTCCTTCAGGATCTGTCTTTTCTAGATCGTCCGTAAGCCAACGGATAGTTACGTCTGCAATACTAGAATAGTACTTGTCTTGGATGTTTTTCTGTAGCTTAAGATCAAGCTTAAGTTCTCTATCAGGGTCCGATGATAGAAATTGCTTGCTTAGATCTTCGTACTTGGATCGGTCCAGAAACTTGCATACTTCATGTTGCAAGATTTTCTGAATTAAAAGTCGAGAGATAATTTTCTTTGTTTCTACTTCTTCAGATAGCATTTGTAGAACTGAGTTAGCTGTTTTTAGATAGTCTATCTACAAATCAGTCTACTTTTCACAAAAGTAGATTTAAAGTTGTGTACTTGTTCTTTCACGAACATAAAAGTAAGACAAGCTTCTTGCGTGACAAGCTTGCAATGTCTGACTTGCAATAGATCTGTGAATCTTGTGTTTGATTGCTAGATAGGTCTCGTATTCTTTTCTAGCGACATAAGAATTTTTATCTGGATTTCCGGAAGTGTAGCATCTTAGGGCGGCATCGGCTCGGGGAGATCTATACCAGCATTCATCTATCACATGAAGTGCCAACTTTAGTTGAAGATACCTGCTTTCACAAATTTCTTTTTTTGTAAACCCCCGCCAGTTGGGGCCACGCATTACCTGACCGAGTCCGACAGATCTGCCGCTATCTCCTGTAGTTTTACATCGTTCTATGTCGTGTCTTAGACCTGATTCAACTGTTGCGACAGCTGCAAGGACTGGGAGAGCCTGTTCTTGAGAAAGTGTACTCTTCATTTTTTGAAGAGAAAATTCTCTATCAACCACTGAAACCATATCTTCTGATATTACTCTAAGTCTATCTTGGCCAACATTTGTTGACGATGACTGCAATGCTAACAATAGAGCTATAGCTAAATTAGTCATTATCTACATTTCTTCTTTGTTATTTGAGGTAGAACCTACTATAGTAAAGTGTAGATCTATGTATAACGATATATTCAATCTGACTTAATTTGATTTTTCTTGCGTCTTCTGTGAGAGGATTTTTCTGTGTCAAGATCTGGCTCTTGCGGCAGATCTTCAGAAGAACTATTGTCTGGTTCTAATACTACTATTCCTTCTGTCGGAGAAGAAATAACGGGCGGATTATTCCCCCTAATCTTAAAGAACTCTTCTTCAGTGGGAGGAAGAACTCCAATTAAGACGCACCTGGATTTCAATAGATCGTAGGATACGATGCCTGTTTCTTTTAGGAAAGTCGAGAGATTAGACCTCTTCTTGCGTAGAAGATCTGTTAGACTTATCTTGGAAAGACTTTTTCTTTGAAGCCGCATTTATACCTCTTAGTTTTCTTCTTCAAACTCTTGTAAAATTTCGCAGATAGCCTTTTGGAAAGTAGGAGATTTTACCAATCTATCTAGCTCAGGCTCAGAAAGATCTATATCCCAGCTTTCACACAATGCGTCAGCAAATTTTCTCATTACTCTTAGAACATAATTTCTTGCCGAAGAATGGTTCATTTTGAAGCCAATTTCCGTCATTGTCTCGGCAATTTCCCTATAATTTACGCCCTCATCAAAAGTCACAGTGGCGTAAACTGAACTCTTGTCCTTGCTATTCTTTTTCATTTTTACCCATTGAAGAAAATTTCATCGACTGTAGCTCAGAAAGTCGCCTATTCAGACCAGCTTCAAGACTTTTTTGATTTTGATTCTCTTGAAAAAGACTTTTGAGGCTAGCGATGCTTCTTCTTAAAGCAAGCTGTTGCCAAATTAATAAAATTAATAGAAAATGTGTGAAAAAGTGATAAAACATATAGAACTTACGTCAAGGTAATTCCTTTAGAAAGATTTAAGGACTCATCGTTAGTTAATGTGTATTCATCGTTTTTAAGTTCAGCGTCATCAAAGAGGCCAAACCTGAGCCTAAGGATTGCAGCCTCTTTTTCTGAAAGGCTTGAAAGAACATGTCTTACGACACCCATCAATTCTTTCGAGGACACGTTATAGAACGGATCTTTTCTTTTGTCACTATCTTCAAGATAGTCACCTACAGTTTTTGTCTCTCCTGAATCCCCAGAATTACCTCCTGACCACGGCTGATCTAGTGAGACAATGCTGTGGCCAGAAGCTATAGTTGCCTTCATGACCGTCTCCGAAGCATCGACTAAAGCAAGAAGCTCTTCTTGCGTAGGATCCTCCCCGGTCATCTTTCTAAATTTTTCAGTCTCCTGCATGAGTTTTCTCTGAATTCCTGCAACATGTGCAGGAAGCCTAATCATGCGCTTATGCTTTAATACGTGTTGGCTGATTGCCTGTTTAATCCACCATGTTGCATAGGTCGAAAATCTAAATCCTTTTTTGTAATCGAATCTCTCGATAGCTTTAAGAAGTCCTAAATTACCCTCTTGGATTAAATCCTCAAGCGGAATATTGTGTCCTTTTTGCTTTTTTGCAATAGAAATGACGAGACGCAAATTGCTCTCTACGAGCTTTTTCCTAGCTCTCTCTCCTGTAGACCCACCTTGCTCATAGTCCTGAAAAAGAGAAACGACCTCAGGATGCTTTAGCTGTTGATGAGATCGTAGATCGCTCAAGTAAGCGCTCAAAGCTCCTGAATCTGTAGATCCGAGTTTAGCAGACATCTTCTTCTTCATTCTAGACAAGTCTTGTTAATTTCATTCAAACGAAGTAAAACTCTCCTGAAAGAGCTCTGGATTGGTTCGAACGTACTTTTCGTGTGCAACTCGGCGGAAATTTCGAATCTTAATTTCCCTCTGAACGTAACAGATTTCAACTTCCCATGGATGCGTATCGCTTCCGATGTGAAGAACCTTCTCTCTCTCAGACTGGAGGTGATTGTGATAGCGATCGAGATGCTCATCATCATAAGACGACAAAGAATCCATGTCTACAATTTGCGGAAGATTCTGGTCGATGAGATCGAAATTGCTACCGCCGAATGCCTTCTTCGTGTTCTTCTTCATTTGTGTTCTCACTTGCCTTTGTTGTTGATGTTCTTGAATACTGCGTATGCTACTGCGATCGTTGTTGCCAAACCGAGCACACCCATAATGATGTGTGCCCTCGTAATCTTATCAGGTTGTGATTCACTTTGCACTTCCATGAAAACCTCACTTTCACTTTATAGATCAAACGGTTGACGGCCCGCGATGACTCCTCGAGCACGAAGCTCGGCCACCATGGCCTGAGATCCCAGAGGATTCTGGGAGTGGACGATAACCTCACGGGGAAGTTGGCTATCATCAACATCGCAGATCGCGCGCGCCGCATGGATACCGGTGTATGCGCGTACACCGCCCCAGCCATCCACGTAGGAATCTGCCGTAGGAGGTTCACCCAGATCATGATCGAGGTGTATGAGATCCCAAGGAGATCCTTCAGAGAAGTACCGGATGAACTGGAAGTAGGTGGTTGCTCCTACAACCTCATGGCCATCGTACCTGCGGGAGAAAGCCTCGTGGCGTACCTCCTCATCATCGAGAATCAAGATTCGCATGCAATAACTCCCCATTCGCTGGGTCCAATGGTGTAAACGATGCGAGAAACTCCCGCCCCACGAAGCCGAACCTCACAGGCCTTACAAGGCTTTGCCATGGCCCAGGAACCATCCAGACGAGAAACTCTTGCAACCCAAACTGTGGAACCTGGAGTGAGCTTTCGGCTCAATCGAGCCTCCGCGTGGTTGAGGCGGGAGAGGGTTGCATCGGGAGCTGCAATGTTCCGCGAGGAAACAAAAACTCCATCCGCCCGTAGCCCAATGGCTCCGAGGAGGAAAGTCCTGTTATCCTTCGTGCTCACCGCCAGAGAGGCAGCCTCGCTCAAGATCTTCTTATCTGATGCCATTTGGATGTTCTCAGTGTATCACTCTCGGCGAGATCTTTACACTGGGCAGGCGAGTTGTGGGAAACATCGGAGGAGAATTCCTGACGAATAGTGTGATTATAACACTCCCAGGCTCTTTGTACACCCGAAGAGATATTTATAGATCATGAATGATAAACTTGTTACATCACTGGCCGGGCTGCAGTTCATCGAGAAGTGGGAGGGCTGCGTTCTCACTCCCTATAAGGATGTTGCGGGCCTCAGAACGATCGGGATCGGCTACCTCATCAAGTCGGGAGATAACTTTCCCGATGGAGTTGCCATCACGAAGGAACGTGCTTACGAGCTCCTTCGAGAGGAGGTGAAGAAGTGTGAGGTTGCCATCAAGAAGAACATCAAGGTTGCACTCACCCAGAACATGTTCGATGCCCTCGTATCCTTCGGTTTCAACTGCGGAGTGGGCGTGTACTCCAAATCGGGTGTTGCCCGTGAAACCGCAGCAGGAAACTTCGCCCGTGTTCCTGAACGATTGCTGGAGTGGAACAAGGCAACCGTGGGCGGCAAAAAGGTGGAGGTTCCCGGCCTCACCGCCCGGAGGCGGGATGAGGGAGAGCTGTTCCTGAGGGGAAGCGGGATCTCACCCGTGTGGAGCGGAGGTGCAGTGATACCCTGGAACGCTCCCGGGTTGGTGGATGCTCAAACCCGCCTCGCGAAGCTCGGGCTGTACACGGGGCGGATCGATGGATCCTTCGGGCCACGCACAGGGTCGGCCCTCACATCCTTCGCAGCATCGAAGGGAATCACCGTGGGAGATCTCTCGCGAGGAGCACCACCGGCACTCCTCGATGCCCTCAAGGCATCCTAGTTCTTCTTGGAGGAGTAGTTATCTGCTGCCCAACCGCCACCCTTCAGCACGAAGGCACCTCCACCTGAGATGAGGCGGTTGTGGCACTCCATCTTGCAGTGTGGACAAGGAGCGTGCGGTTCATCCCGAATAGATTGAATCGTTTCGAACTCTTTCTCACAAACGTTGCACTTGTAATCGTATGTTGGCATGGCTCAATTATACACTCAGTGGAACCGGTGGGCAACGATCCCACACCGTTACGTGCTCTGCCTCTTGAGCTACGGTTCCAGATTGGTTACTCACGACCCAATGTTCCTTGATCGCTTTCACCTACAAGAAATTAACACGAAGGAACGCGTGTCCAATCCTTCAAGGATTGGAGAGGAAGCTGCGGGATTCGAACCCGCGGTGGCTGTTAACCACTTCAGTTTTCAAGACTGACGCCTTAAACCGCTCGGCCAAACTTCCATGACGAAGTATCTCTACTTCTTAAACTCTAAGTTACCGTTTGCCTCGGCAATAATCATTGCCTCTATGTACTCAAGATGTGAATCAGCACCTGGGATCTCATGCCTCCTCCGCATGAGATTTTCTTGAACTTTAAGAATCTCTGCTTTTGTATTCGGGCAGTGAACTTTCTCCCCTGGCTTCAGGGCATCAAGTGCACGCTGAAGTTCGGGGAGAGGAGTTTCCGCCTTCGTATCTATGTTGTTTACTCTTGGCATTTAAATTCCTTTGCTCCGACTCCTGGGATCGAACCAGGGACCCGAGAGTTACTTTACCACTTCGACTTTCGCCGCTCTTTCGATTTGTGGTCTGGACTATCCCATCATCCGTTCTGGATGGACCCATTATAGTCTCTGCACCTTCCCTTTCGGGCTTGGCTCAGGGTTGCCATATCTTTCGACGAAGGGTTCCCTGAAGTTCGGGTCTTTTACATTTCGTATTCCTACGAAACGCTGCCTTTTTGACAGCTCTCTGCTCTGCCTACTGAGCTAAGTCGGAATGTGTTTTTGTTTCACGTACTGAATCTACATCAAGTATTCCAAGTTGTATAAGGTCTTTTCCTTCAAGGATTTTTAATTTCAGAGGAAATTGTGCCCACTTCGCTTCATCCTTAGGCGTTTTATAACCTTTTATCTCCACGTAGGTGGCTTCATCTTCGAGAAAGAAATCTGGTGTGTAGAAGGAATCTTTCTCGTTGAAACGATACCTGAACTTTTCATCGGGTCTTCTCCATTTTATTCCTTGTTCATCAAGGAATATGGCATATTTGACTTCCCACATGCCATGAAGTTTTACACCCTTGTATTCATGTGATCTCGTCTTAGAGAAAGACAGATGCCAAGTTCCTTCAGAAACTTTCTTTATGATCGATTCAGAGAGCTTCTGTTTGACTTCTTGGGTTAATTTTTTACCTCTATTCCTAGCAGAGATTTTCTTTCTTGTCTCTGCATTTTTTGGATTCTTATTGCAAGAAACAAGGTGTCCACCAAGTGCAAGAGATTCGAAACCATCTTTTCCGCAATAACGACAGATTCCGTTGTGTGAGGGTCTTCTTCTTCTTGGTCCTCGACCATCGCACCAAGCTACGTGTCTGTCGAAACCACCGGCATGAATATCAAAATTACATTTTGGACAAATTTTATTAGAGGGCATTAGCAGAATCCTATATGTAATTATATTATACAGGAAGTAGCTATACCGGTTAAATCAACCCTCTTCGTCGATTTGAAATCCGATCTGTTTCTTCGCAGTTGGAGTTTCACGTAGTTCATCGATCGCGTGGATCACGCCAACGAGTGCCGCCCCTAACTTGAGGAACGCTACTGTTCGCGGCGATCGAAGGGCATCCCAGAGGTTCTTCTTGATGTTTCTCATCATGCACTAACCATACACTCTCTAAATCCAACAGTACACTGAATCAGACGGGCGAGAGCTCTTTTGTTTCTGCAGGAGATTCATCTGCCTCTGGTTTCGCCTCCGCAGCGGCATCCTCTGGTTTGGTGCCTTTCGTCTTGAAACCGATGTATTCCTCGGGATCCTCAGGGCGCATGGGATCGTTGCTTCCCTTGTCGCCCGGAGATTTGTACCAGTAACCAAAAATATCAGTTCCGCGTTCGAGCTCCCACGGGTAGAATCCCTTCACGTCGGTGGGATCCGCGGTGATCGCAGGGCCTGATGGCCCCTCTGCGAGCACTCTCCTGATGAGCTTGCGCAGCTCAGAGATCCGAATCTTCATCGATCTCTTCTTCTTCTATACCCATCCCACCGTGCTCCATCGAGTGGATTTCCTCATCATCGACAGGTTCTGCAGATCCCGGATACCATCTGCCGGGTACCCATCCCTGCTCCACGATTGCCTCACGGATTATTCGCCTTAATTCTGATAACCGAATCTTCATGCTCTTAATTATATCTTCGCACGGGTTCGCAGTTATCTAAGTGCACCCAACCGATCTTCTGGTTCGCAGTGAGCACTTTTCGATAGTATTCCGGATTGAGGCGCTTGGGGCGATTTGGATGCCCGGCCGCAAGAACGATCATGAACTCTCCTCTTCCGAGTTCATCTACCTCATCATCCAGATCCTCTTTCCAAACGTGCACGTGGCTGTACTTCGAGCGAATCAAATCACCCACAATAGGTTTGGCTTCTCTAAGGTTCCAGCTCATTGCAGCCTCAGCAGGTGATCTTCAAGCCGTACGGGCAGTTCACGCTCATGCACGTTCCGCCGGGTTGTGCACCGCACTGAGAGCACTTGTAGCGCGGCTGGGTGAGGAGAGTATCCGGGTTAATGAGGGTTTGAGGAGGTGAACTGAGCCCAGCAACCTTATCGCGGAGTGCACCGAGCTTAAACTCCAGGTCCTCGATACGCCTCAACAGTTCCTTCTTCTTGATCTTCTTCTTATTCTCACCCATGTTATATGGCTCCAATTTTCTCGAATATTCTAAACATCTTCTCGTGCCACCACGAGCAACAGGTTTCCCCGTGTGATCCATCCTACAATACCGCGGGGAGATAATACACGCACCATCCAATCATCCTCGCCCGTGGTCCCTAGAACAATGGCAATCTCTCCCACGTGGAGCTTGTCGGGAGAGTTCGGGCTGTAGGAGTGGTTCGATTCATCACCGCTGATTGCAGAGCGATTCCACAGCTGAAACCACCCACTGCGGAGGTGGGTGAGATCCGGCATCACGAGATCACCTGCTCGGAAATTCCTGTGTGATCTCGTAGATGTGGAGCTCATTGAGTACTCTCTCAAGCTTTCCCGCCATGTTGAGGAAGAGCGAGTAAGTGCAAGGCCCGTTGTGTATCCTGCCGGGAACGTTGTAGGGATCGATGCACACCATCAACTCAGTGATGCCTGTTCTCCGCTGAGTGATGAGCACGAGATCTCCGGGGCGCATGCCCCATAAGTATCACAACTCTTCGTGAGGAATCACGCGAAAGCTCCAGGTGTGGTAGCCATCTCGGATCCGCCCATCCCGATCCACAAACACACCGTGTTTCGGCATGCCTTGCAGTTCACCGAGGTAGAGCACCATCTCACCCGGCCGAAAGTGCGAGAAGATGGTGTGCTCATCCGGATTCGGGTAGTAAACGGTGAGCGTGTTGGGCGGCACCTTCACTGTGAAGTGCGTGGGCTTCAACTTCCCAATGGGAAGTGGTACCTCGAGGTTGAAGGCATCCCGCGGATGCGGGTGTTGCACAGCCTCGATCTCGGAGATATCGGGCCATGTGGCCACCGCCTCCTCAGAGTATGGGCCCTTGTAGAGGTTCGGAAACTTGGATGTGAAACTCATTTCTTCTTCCCCGTAAGAGCAACTGCAGGATAGGCCTGCACCTCGGTTACCTCCATCTCGATCACTTCCCAAAAGGGTGAGATGGGAGCCTTATTGTTCTCTGTCCACATGGTGAGGTGGCCCTTCAGGTCCTTCAACTTCATCCACACCTTGCCACCATCTTCATCCCATTTGGGATCGTTGCCACCGGTGGAGTACTTGCCCGTGCTCATGTCACGTAGTTTGTAGAACTTCATCTCACCACTTCCTCATCTTCTCGAGTGAATCATCCAACAGTGCCCGGATCCGATCGTAATCGTGCGGGTTCAACATCACAGTATCGTAGTGCCCGTACCTCTCGGTGCGTTTGAACACGTACTTCACCGCGAGGATCAATCTCTTCCACCAGGGTAACCAGTGGTTGAGGGGCACGGAGATGGAGATGTGCCCCATCTCCTCATCCACTTCGAACCGCACGTTGTGATCGAAGGTAGAACAGGTACACTCAAACCTGTGGAAGCCATCGCTCCGTAGGTACGAACCCGAGATTCCTTCAGCTCCCTTCATTTCACTCATCTCCTCCTCCTAGGAAACCGCCGTTTATATCAAAATAATCTTCGAGCTTCTCCAACTCCATCTCTAGTTCTGGAATCCGCGCCCACGATCCACCTTCACTCCGCCAGAACTGTAGCACACGCAGATCGATGCAGTTCATCGTGTGGCCTGGTGGGCAACACCCCACGTTGGGAGGATCTCCATAGTGAAATAAATCTGGGTTCTTCGAAAGAGCACGATCTCTCCGTCCAGATGCGATCCCAGGCTGATCATCCCAAGCAAGCTCCACAGTGAAGCGCGTTGCGCAACCCTGACATGCGATTTCGAGGAGCGCAACCTCCCTACAGTAGGGAAGAGATCTCATACGAGGTTCGAAGGGAACGTACCTAGGTACACCTCCCATCGTGTACCACAAGGGTTTCTCAGGGATTCGTGATGTGATATCGGAGTAACTGGGAAGCATGTTGTTCCATTTATATCCCATCCGCGGGAAGGATTACACATCCACGATTTCTTCTAGTTCATCTGAGAAACAGACACCCATCCCATTGGGAGTGAGAACCTTGATCCAGAAGGCGTGTTTCATGATGTTGGTGGGGCGGATCGCAACCACGATCCCGACCTGATTGGGTCCAAAGGGAACATCCGTAAAATCTCGCTCTAGGATCTCACTCCACGATGATTCACCATCATCCCCCACGAGCATCTCGGGCGGATCGAGGTATACCTTCGTTCTCGATGTAACAAGCGATCCTACCTTCAAGTGCGATCTCACCTCTTAGAGGTAAGTATCACGCAACTCGCTCGATGTTCCACTCACCGATCCAACCGCTGCTGCCGTTGGGCACGAGGATCCTCACCCAGGTTCCTTCTCCTCGCGTTTCCAGAACGATGCCGGTAGCCTCGCGAGGCCACGTAGGCCCAAATTCTCCAACGATCCCTCCCACCGCCACATCCGCAGTGGGATCACGCGGAAAGAGGAGCACATACTCGTTGTTGAAGGTTGGGCGTACGAGCTCTCCGGGGTAGAATTTCTTGTTGTTTCTTCTTGTGGCCACAGGTACATATAACTATCCTCACTTTCAGGTTGCGATACCGAGATTCACGAGCCGGTTCTCTGCCAGTTGTTCCGCGCTCGGTTCATTGAAACCCAAGCGCTTCATCTTCACGTCCCTCATTGCCATGTGCACGGCAGGCCCGAGCTCACGGGGCACGTATGCATGCCCACCTGCTCCCTCGATCGCCTCGATGAAACCCACCAGAGATGTTCCGGCTGGAATGGGGCGGGCGGAATCTGAAGCACCCCAACCATCAGGCACCAACCAGGCCACGCAACCACGGTTGATACCCTGCACGCTCCAGGATGAGTTGCTCCCCGCGAGATCCGCAGGAGTACTGTAGGGGCCATCCCAGGCCACCTTCACGAGGTGGTGAGGCACGTACTTTCCATCCTCCTTGTGTTCACTATAGGGATCCCCCGCATTGTGCTCATAGGGAGCATCATTCCAATCATCACCCCACTGAGCCTCCAGTTCGATCGATGTGAACCACGCGAAGCGATCCCGCGGGCACACGTAGCACAGCTTCAAATCTCCGATGGGAGCTTCCTTATCGTTGATCATTTGGCACCTCTGTTCATCACATCCTTCACCACATTCATTCTATCATAATCATCGAGCAACATTGAAGCCTTCAGGGCGCTCCCAGGCTCGAGGCTGTGGATGAACATCTTCGCGAACCTCTGAACCTCGTGCTTCGTGATGGGGCGATTCCAACGCTTGAGGGTGCCATCCTTCACCGCCTCGAAGGCATCGAACACGAGGTTCACGAATCGATCCTCATCGCTCGTGCGAAGCTTGCGGTACGAGTGCTTGGCAGCCCACTTCTTCACCCGCCACAGTAGGTTAGGCTTGTTCCACAGATCGATTCCGATGGCACGTGCCTCCTCGAGCTCCAGCCACTCGGGCGGAGTGAGGATCGATTCGGGCAGGAGTGCCACCTTCGCGTTGGTGAGATCGAAACCGCTCAACACCTCCTCGAGTGCTCCGTTCACCCTCGTGATGAATTGGTACCTACATCGATCGTAGGTTACTTCCTCCGCGTATCCTGCCGCGGTGGTTTCGCGGTGCGCACGTTCTCCAAAGGCATTCATCACCGATCCAAGTGCAGCTCGTGCAGCAACCTCGTTGGGAAAGAAGAAATCAACATCACCCACCGTACCCCTCCACTGCCAGTGCGTGGATGCCTTGCCTGATGGATGTGGTGGAGCTGCGTGCACCAACTCCGTGTAGAGCTTGAGGGCGCGCCAGGATGATTCCCGCCTCCAAGCGGGATAGGTGCTGAGCTCCCCACGAGAAGTTGCATCGAGGGTGGTCACCATCCGAGCGAAGCCGCCTGCAATGTAACCACCGTGATCCCACACGATCCTGAAGGCAGTGGCCTGCTTGGAGGTGATGCCTCCACCGATGAGTGCCTCGGGCAACCAGGAGCTCTCTCGAGATTGTAGGCTCATTCCTCCACCTCCACGAACTCGCTGAGATCGATGAGGGCATCGAGATCGCCACCCCTACGAATGTACTCGGTGCCGCCATCTGTGAAGATGGCCTTGCACTCGCACCACACGAAATCGTGAGTGTAACGAGACTCGATCACGGTGTTGCACTTGGCGCACCGCGCCACATTGCGAACCAACTTCTGCTTCTTCATACTTCACATCCTACACCCTTCGAGGTGCACAATACATCTCCGTTCATCCACGTGAGCCTCCCGAGTGAATCGGAGTGGGCAACACGAGCACGCCCTTCGTTCTCGATGATGTAGATCTGCGGAGGAAAGTAGGAGCGAGATGCCTGCACGTCACGAATGGAATCGAGGTACAGTTGGAGGCGATCCCGAAGGGCACGTTCCAAGATTCTCTCATAAACTCCTGCACACTTCTGCAGGAAGTTGGCCTTGCGGTTGAGAACGCCGATCTCTCTACCACCTTCTTCTAGCCGCATCACCGCGAATTCTTGGTTGCTCCGTTTTCCCGCCAGGAGTTCATTGGTAATATATACAGCATCTTGGTGGGAGAATCCATCCTCATGGCACTGCAACACCCACTGAGGTTCCACGAAGATGTAGAGATCCTGGTTTCGAGTTAAGCCGCGTTCCCGCCGAGCGGAACGGATCGCATCCCAGAACTTGTTGTTCGCATCGAGCCACTGCACCCACAATTGAGAGGATCTGCGCTCGAGGGCTCGCCAATCGAGCACCTTCTTCGGATCTGCACCAGGTGGGCTAATCGTACAGCGGTGTGAGTGAACCGTGGTGTGAACGCGGCAGGCCTTCATGTACTGGATCTTATCTGCACCCGTTGCCTTCCGCCAGAGTTTGAAGGGTGGATCGTACGTGGGAACGTACTCATCTATGTTGAAGTGTTTCACCGCAAGCTCTCCAGAAATGATTCTGAAACAGAATACGTTTTACCATTTTCCCCCAGCACTTTGTACGCAGAGAGAAAATCCAAATGTGGGTGAGGAGTCTTGAGAATGATCGTAACGATCATGGGCTTTGGCTCCACATTGCGCAACCACATCAGTTGTCCTGGGAGAAAATCCCTCACAGCCGGCCCTTGTGGTTCATGGCACCAGATTGCGTAACGGTGCGGAAGTTGATGCCGGGATCCACGGAGGTGTGGGAGCCGAGCTGGCAGGATTTTCCCTTGTGCATTCCGCTATTATTCATCCAAAATGATCGATATTGCTCGCGTTCAGATTTGTTGCCAAAGGCCAGGATCGCGATGGAAGCCATCTTGCCATCGCCCGAGGCCACACCGAGATACCGGGGAACATCCTCACCGGTGCACTCGGGGCACTCGTTGATCCGGCCACCTGCACGCTTCTTCGCAGGGGAATCGGTATCGAACGTGCCTTCGCAGTGGATGCATTCGCGGATCATGAGAAACCTCGTGAGTTGGTGGGTTGAACAACTACAGGATATAACATTCTCTCCCAACTTTGCACTGGGAGAGATCATCTATGATCTTACAGAATTAATTGTAGAGTTGGATGGTGGAAACCTCACACGAATTAAATAGAATATTCTGGGATGGGGTCTGATAGGTACAGACCCATTTCCTGGAACCGGAGAGGGATGGCATCTCGGCAGAACACTTCGCTCCTCCCGGCAGATAGATCTACGATCATCGGTGATCCACCGTGATCCATACGAAGGATCTTGAAGTGATACCACGCCTCCGCGATCCGCCCCTCCTGCCGAACATCGATCACGAAGTAGAGATCGAGCTTCAGATTCTCGCGATTGATGGGAGGAATCCCGATGGGATCCACGAGGAACATGTCACCAGGCTTAAGTTCACGTGAGTATATGATCATGTTCAATCCGCGAGAACGAACCAGGCCATCAGGAGGCCCGCAGGGAAACCGATGAAGGTGCAACACGAGAACCATGCCGCCCCTGTGAAATATGCACCTGCTGTGAAAACGTTGAGGAACGCCCACGCGAGAGTTCCGCCTGCGAAGGTGAAGAACGGAATGATGAACCCCAACGTGATGAGCCAAGCAAGAACGGTGGCGAGTCCCGGAAAAAGGAACGAGGTGAGGAGCGAGAGCCCGAGGAGGATGAATATTCCCATGATGAGATCATCCTACCACTCTCCGGAAGCACTTTTCACTTCCGCCAGTGCACTCTCGCGTGAACCAGCACAAACACAGCAATTCCCGCGAGAATCCACAGTAATCCTGATTCGGTCACTTCATCTCTCCTTTGATGAGGGCATCCTTGAAACGGAGGTCGAGAGAGCTCGAGAGTGATTTGCGTTCCTCGTAGTACTCCTTGAACTCAGCAGCTACGAGGGTGCACCGAGCCCTGTACCGAAGCTCGGCGGCCGTGCTCTCATCGTTCACAATACACCACTTCCAGTCGTGATCGTGTTGTCTCCGAATGAGGTACCACATTCCCTCTGCGATAGCTTCAACCAACCTCTCTGGCATCTTGTTGTTATCTGGCATGTTACCACCTGCTTCCATAACTATGTTGCTCCCTCTCTCACTTGTGATTTTCGTTACGTGGTGTTCCAAATCCGTAGGATATCCTGAGGACATCACAGCATCCGTGGCACCGTTGCGCGCGCAACCGCGTGAAGATTCCAGGGGCTTGAAATCGAGAAGAGCGGCCGCATAGAGCAGTGGCATCAGCACCACCCTCCTCCACGAAGGGTAGGGGCCACATTCCATCCGCTCCGAGAATATCTGGTACGCAGTGCAGTTTCTTGCCACTCGCGGATCGGACCCAGGCCCAGTGATCGGCTGGTTTACTCATGCCGTTCTTCGCTCCTTCACCTTCTCCGTGGATTTCACGAGGGCCGCGGTGCCAGAGAGGAAGCCCTCTCGGTGTGCGTACATGCGCACCTTCGCGATCACGCTCGCTAATGCGATCACATCGGGATCCATGGCCTCCTCCATCTCGCCACGTTCAACCCAGTCACGTTGCATGCCTGTGAGGGAGTGAAAGTAGAAACGTGCCGCTTCCTCGCGGTCTTCCTTGGTGATGGATTCCTTGGGAACTCTCGAACCTATCATTTTACAACTCCTGCGATGATGATTGCCATTGGGATGGTGAGAGGCCAGGTGATTCCTGTGAGGATTCCAAGAGGCCACGAGGTCCACTCAAGACCACGATCCCGGACGTTGGGGTGTGTAGTGAGATGAGCCCAAAAGATTGTTTGGGCGACAACTGCAGTGCATCCTGCCGTGAGGGCGTATAACATGTAGAAGAGGATTCCTATGAGCATTTTTTCTCTTTTTTTTGCGGAACGTGCAGGATTCGAACCTGCGGTGGTTTTACCCACGGCTGTTTAGTAAACAGCTGCCATTAGCCACTCGGCCAACGTTCCTGAACATGAGTGGAGGGTGAAGGATTTGCACCTACGAAGGCATAAGCCAGAAGATTTACAGTCTCCTCCCGTTGGCTACTTGGGTAACCCTCCAAGTGAGAAACAATATACACTATGCTGAAGAGATTTACATCACGGTAGTGAGTGAAGAAATCCCAAAGACACTGCGGATACGCACAGGATCGCATACTTGCCATCGAAGGATTCCACGAGGCCTCCTCCGAGCATTGCGAGGCCGATCACGATGAGTGCGGCATGCTGGCGTTTCACTGCCCATCTCCGAAGAAGTGAGGCTTGTGGAGATTCTCCTTAAACTCCTCACGTGCCTTCTCAATCTGGCGGGCATGGTAGAATACTCCAAATTTGTAGAGTCCTGCATAGAACACCGCGAGGGTACCGCCCACAGCACACATCATCATCAAATCATCGAAACTCATCGCTCACTCCTGCATTATACAGGTATCATCCTACACCATCGGAGGGCAACAATTCACTCAACCACCCGAAGTTGCCTTGCCAAGATTGCTGTTGATCGTGCTCCAAAGCTTCTTCTTCGTTCCATCAGGATCCGAATCAACTGTTTTTGCTGCGATCGCGAAGGCAGAGCCGATAAGCCCCAGATCCTTGTTCATCTGTCCAAGAGATCCGAGCCCGCCTGAGATGAATCCATTGATGATCGCGTGAGCGATTCCCACCGCATCTGTGGGTTCTTCAGAGGCAGGAAGTGCAGTCTGGATCTTGTTGACATCCGATGAGATGCGTTCTGCAAGCCCAGAAAATAACTTCGCGATTGCAGCAAACCCAGCAGAGGGTTTCACGTTGCTACCGGAATCTTCGCCCCCACCCGATTTGATGGCAGATTTAATCGCATCGAGGAGACCTTCGCGAAGCATCTCCTGACGGATGGCTTCCTTCTGCTCCCTGATAACTTCTTCGCGTATGATCTCTCTTAGCTGTGCCTCTGTGATCTTCATTTTTTAACCCTTAACCCTTCTTCTCGTGGCCCTGCACCTTCGTGAGTGCCTGTAACACTGCTCCCTTGTCAACAACACCGGATGAATCGATGAGGGCCTCGAGAAGGGATGCCAGCTCTTTCGTGTTATCGATCTTCTTGATCAATTGCATGATGCCCTTGCTCTTCGCCATCATCTCGAGCACCCGCTTCGAATCCACCGTGGCCTCATGCTTCGAGTGGAGGTTCTTCAGCTGCTCCGTTTCGAGCTCTTCCCGTATGATCGATCGGAGTTGTTCCTCTGTTAGCTTCATGCAGGTAATTATATCCTTTGAATCCGTAGGGGCAATTCCTGCAACCATTTTTGCAACAATTTCCTCGGGTCAAAAGAAATGAGGAGGAGAATACTAGGTTCCCCTCCTCATCCCATTCGTAATCTATTCCTTCAACCAGCTTCATGGGGGCTAAATATCGCTCCCACCAAGATCGATGCGAAGATGTTCGCGAATCCCAAAACGAAGAGGTTGAAGGTTACCATGTTCACCAACCGCGAGCTGCGAATGCTGTGGAAGGCGAGTGCCCCCAGTATTGAATTTCCTTCGCAACATGGCCGGTGTACTGTGCGCCCTTGTTCCATGCAGTGCAGCCGTAGCTTGCAGGATTCCACCAAGCAGAATCAGAATCACACCAGGTGCCGGTTGTTGCCTTACCGAGGGTGGAGTGGTAGGCAACTGCACCATCATCCTCACCTGGAAGTGTTGCGGATGTTACTGGGCTGAGAAGCAGGCCCCACGTTGGTACTGCCGATGAGTTCGAACCGCCACCATGGTACGTTGCAACTGTGGTGTTGTGCGAGAAGGAGCGAGCAACATTCGGGCGGAGAGAGTTGTTGAGGCCGCCGATTGCACCACCGAGCGAGCCGATGGATGCGAGCTCACTGCCGCCCTCTGCAGAAGCAGCAGCAACAACGCGAGAGAACTTACCCGTTCCGTAGAGGTAAAGTGCACGAGCCGTGATGAGGCAGCCGGCACTGTGGCAACGAACCACAGATTTGGCAGGGAGTGCAGTATTGTACGCAGAAACCACTGCATTGTTGGTGATCACTTCGCTATCGCCATCCCAGTTCCATGCGGCCTTCGCACCGGAAACGTTGGCGGTTGCGTAACCACCCCAGTAACCGTAATCCTGTGTGAGGCCACGTTGATAGGTGTTGGTTCCCTTACCATGCACATACACATCTGCGTGGGCGAGGGAGGTGGTGAGAGCGGTTGCGATGATGATGTTCTTGATATTCATGAATAACTCCTTACGGGTTGTTTGTTGGGATCCACATGTCATGTGTGGAACTTCTCTAATATACTACACCGGATGTAAACCTTTACACTTCTCTCTCTCAAAAAGATCACTGCACCCGGTGGGAGCTAAATTCCACGGGGTGCAGCTTATCCACCTGTGCAGGCCCTAAGTGGCTTCACTTAACAACGTGGTGGAACACTTCCCTGCACCCGACTTTCACGGACATGTGGCACGCAGGGTAGCCTCCCCTTTGATTCCCGGGGAACAGGATCCGGTGGGAGTTCATCCCCTACGTTCGCGCCCGGAGGCACTAGCCAGTGAACGATCTCTGGCGCGTATCAAAGCTTGTACTTCTTCCTTCCGATCTTAGAGATGTAGGCCTCCTTGATGAGAAACACTGCGGGCACCGCGAAGATCGCGTACGCGAGGCATGCGATGAGAAGAGATTGGATCACGTTTACAATCATGCTCCGATAACTAATCGGGATCTGCTCTCTATTTCCGATTTCGTGTAGAGTTGTGAGGTGTGAAGCACAAGCTCTTTCGGATTCTCGTGGAAGGTGCGCACACGGTAGAAACCCCCGCTCACATCTTCCAGTACGATCACTGCGTAGCAATCGTGGAAGCACACGTGGGGACCGAAAGGATACATGAGCACCTCACCCACCTTTCGATCCACAAGAACATCAACTTCAATGTCAGGTTCAGTTGGAGAAGGTTGCAGTGGAGTAGGTTGAACAACTGATCCCCACCGGTGGAGCACGTATGCGCCTGCAGCGGTTGCGAGGGAAGCCGCCAAAGTCAACTCTGCAATCACTGTAATCACTGTAGTCTCCGTGTTTCCCAGTTGTTGATCGATTCCATCATGCCGAATGAATTGAGGGCCATGTAGCTCGCGGGGCCACCCCGACCGCCTGCAGGACGACCACCGATGAGGAGGCTCGGGTGAAGGATCACGAAAACTCGTCCCCTGCATTCCACCAGTTCACCTCCCTCGTACACCGGCCACCGGTTCATCGTGGGTTTGTGCCACCGCTTCAGACGCCCAAGGAGAGATCGAAGCCACCTTCTCAACCGCCTCATGCTGGATAGAAGAACTTTCCAATATCGTATGTGATGTACCGCTTCCCACCGATGAGGAAGGAGTGGCGAAGAACACGTGTGAGGTTGCCGTTACGGGATTCCTCCTCCACCCGCACCGTGCCCATGTAGATGGCAGGAGTCTGTGGAGGAAACATTGGTTTATCGAAGGCGGAGTAGGCGATGTATGGGAACTCGTGGGGAGTGTAACCTGCATTCACATACCGCTTATCCTCCGAAAGCCGGCAGTGGGTGAACCACAAGGCACCCTGGCACATGGCCGCCTTTAGAGATTCATGGTTGATGTATTCCTCGAGGGGCCGCTCCGGAACGAGGGGGTGGGGAGGAGTGATCTTCTTCTCCATCTTCGCCTCAGCGGTCCAGTTAACCTTGCGAATCTTCCTCATACTCCTACCCTACCACGGTGGAGGTGTAGTTTACACTCAGTTGGGTTTCATCGAAGATTCCACATGTTCTTGGCACTTGGAGCAGGTGCACACTCGCTTCCCCACGTAGGGCACCGAATCATCGCGATCCACATTGAACACGGGTCCGTGGTACTCCATGCCCCACACCTTCCTCCGGCCCGTCCAAGATCGCCACAGAACTTGAGTGGAGGGGATCCACTCACCCTCCGCAACCTCGATCGTGAGACCCACGTGGGGAATGATCTCATCGGTGGGGAGTGGAGTTGTGGGAAGCGTGAAGGCCTCCTCGAGTTGCTTCGTTACTTCTTCGAGGAGTGCAGCTGCGGAGTGCTTCGTGTTCTCGTTCATGGTTCTAACCTATCACCTTGATTCACCAGTTTACACAGAGATAATCATCTGTGAGAATCGTGTAACCCCTTGGAATCTTTTTTTCGAATATTCTGGGAGCAAAAGAGTGAGGCCGGACCCCCATATTTTCAGGGCGGCCGGCCTCGTGGTTACTGACCCCACGATCCTAGGGGATTTCACCTGCGCATAATATAGTGGAGCCAACGCGTGGTACGCAGTAGATCCTCTGTTAAATTCCGCCCAAACCCACGGGGCGGGAATTTTTACTTACATAACTTACTTCGCATGGGAACTACCACCTTGTCGAGGATGTGGCCCAGAACGATCGTCTTGCGAGAGTTCTTCTGGGAACGTGTTGGACGATCGGAACCGATGCCGAGCGTTTGCTTGATGTACCTACCCGTGATCTTCTTCTCGATGAGGTGTTTGGCGGTCTTTCGCCACGCCTTGCGAAACTTGCGCTTCGCCTTACGTGCCTCCTCGGGAGGAAGATCTATGAGGATTCGATTGTAATCGTGGTGGATTGTCTTGATGGGAGCGAGACCCACCTCATGGAACACGGTTTCCATGAGGAACATTGTGATGACATCGCGCTTCACTCCGCCTCCTTAAACTTCTTGGGATTGAGAGACCATTTAATGTAAGAATTAAGACATTTGATTCGATACTCATCGAAGAAATCTCTGTCAACAACAAGGTTAAGACGTCTTGCAAGCTTCCAGCCACGATGCCACGCCTCAATTTCTTCTTCAAGACACGCAAGTCGATGCGGAAATGTCTTAATAACTTCAGGATCTACCTGTGAATAGCCAAGAGCGAATCTGTCTTGTATGTCTTGTCCGTCAATGAGATGATGACCGCACTCATGAAGAAGAACAATAACCTGTTTTCTGGGTCCAAGGTGAGAGCTTACGATAATTTGTTTGTCTCTTGATCGATATTCACCATTTGACTTTTTTACAAAGTCCACCGTGAGTTTATGTCCAGCACACCAGGCAATAAGTTGTGAGAGATCACTAATTGCAAGTACTTCAAGTGCCCAATTAGTTTCATCTATCTTTTGAGCGCGACCGGATTGGACGGCCCGGGTATACCGGGCCCATGCTCGCTGCTTCCAAATCTCGGCGTCGAACTCCATGTCACCGCCTCATTTCTCTGCCTTCTTCTTGCTCGTCGACTGCGCGGAGAGTGCCTTTACTGCAGCATCAGCAGAGACGCCAAAGGAAGCAAGAATTCCTTCGACGCACCACTTGTGAATCGACTTTGCGAGTTCGAGGTTCTCTGTGCCGCTGCCTTGCGTCATCTTAGACCAGCAAGCAACCCTGTGCTCCTCGCTCAGGTCATTCATGAAATTCTGCAAGTTCTTACCTTGCTTGTCGCTAAGAGACTTCAGCTCCTTCGTGAGGTAAGTCGTGACCTTGTCGATTAGAATGTTCTGCTTTTCAGCACCGAGCTTCTTGACCTTTCGCTTCACCTTGTCATACTCATTGAGAATCTGCTCACCAGAGACTTGGGCATCGAGAGTCTTTGCAAATCCGTTGAGAGCGATAGTTGCCTCTGTGCCAATGTATCCCAGGCAGATAGGGTAGAAGAGCGGGTGGCTTGCAGGCTCGTCAAGCTGAGTGATACCAGACTTGTTGAGAGCGCCGGAAAGTCGTTCCCAGGACCGTCGAGAAGGAGAAACCTTGCCAGGCTCGGCATCCTTGGGCGAGTCAAGCCACTTGTCGTTGCCGGCGATGAAGTCAGAGATGACGCTGTAGACGCGGGCTTCGCCGCCGGCATCTTCGCTTCGGGCCCACATGAGCCAGTCTTCGACTGTCGGCTCGAGGTCAATCGTCCAGAAACGATCGAGCAGTGCGGGGTCCATCTCGTTGACGGTGTACGCCGCCGAGTTGTTTACAGCCGCGAAGACGCGGGTCTCCGAGTGAAGGATCCAACCGTTCAGCTCACGGTCCAAAACAATCTGGAATGCCGCCTGCATGACTTCGGGGGTCGCACGGTTGATTTCGTCGAGGAAGAGACAAACGGGAGTAGTGCAAGCACGCTTGAACCAATCCGGAGGATTGAAGCGAGTCACCTCACCGTCGGTCGAGGGGAGACCGACCATGTCGCCTTCGGTCATTTGGCTGAGGCGGCGGTCGATCACCGGGAGATTGAAAGTTTTTGCCACTTGACGGACGACCTGACTCTTGCCAATACCGTGCGGACCGCGGAGGAGGACCGAGGTCTCGACCGGAAGGACTTCAGCGACGTTGAGGAAGGTCTTGATGGACATGTTCGACATGAGATGAATTCTCCGATTGAGTTGAGATTTATGTTATAAACTTTTGATTATTGACTTTACACGAGTGAAAGACCGTCGGCGTATAGCTTTTCGACTTCGATCCTAAGCAGCTTGTACGACTTTCGCCAGTCGTCGTGCTCTGCAGTAGCGACCACAGCTCCGTCAACGAGGACCAAGGTGAGATAGCGTCTCCCAGTAGACGACCGACGACCGACAACTTCGAAGGAAATCTCCTCCCCGAAGAGCTCGTTAAACTTGTTTGTGACCTGAGTCTTTGGGTTGGGATTGATCATAGCCTTATATTACCACGCCGCGGTTAAAGTTTGCACTACTCTGCGAGCTTCTCGAGGTTTCGAGGATCGACCCAGACGCCATTTTGTGAACGATCTTGCCACTTATCCTCGTCTTTTACTAGAATGCCGCCTGTGTTAGAAGATACCCACGCCGCGCGGCCGGTCGTGCCGACAGCTACTTTTCGACCTCGAACGACGACGACGCGATCACCTTTAATAAAGGTGCGGCGCTGGTAATCCAGCTCGCTGATTGCTGAACGAAGTTCGTCGAGTTGCTTGACGATTGGTCCACCAATGCAGCGGTATGCGTCGCTTGACCCCAGCGGGTCACGAACGCCACGGCGGTAGTCGTACTTGCTGTGGCGAGGGTGCAGGCCTGACTTTTTGCGAGATTCCTCAGTGCACTGAGGGTTGGTGCACGAACCGAATTCGGCACAGGACCCATCCATCATGTCCATCGTGTCCCAGACGACGACCCAGCCACGTCCCCAGCAGGTCTGGCACCCACCGGCTGCCTCGAAGGACTTCGCCAAAGAAGCCTTGACATCCTCAGCGATGCCGTTGAGGAAAGCAGAGAGCTTATCACGCTCCGCTTCGAGCTCGAACTGCACGTCAGCGAGGGTGACGGGGAGGACGATCTTCTTTGCGGATTGCTTCGTAGCCATGGTCTCAGTATAACCCTTTGGAGACCAACTTTGCACAATGCAAATAATTTTTTCACTTGGAAAAATCCACTACTTGAAGGTGTGGATGACTGCTGCTAGAGAGAAGAACCCTATGATGAGACCTAATGAGAAGAGAGTGACGTGTAGCACGCGCTTAAATATGTCACTTCTTTCGTTTGCTTAATTTTTGCTTACGAACATTTTGGCGACGCTTCTCTAGAAGTTCAGAGACAACAGCCTCGTCGTGGGGATCGACGCGGGGGAGAGTGTCCTGAATCTCAAGGAGCTGTCTGCGTAGTTCCTCGGAGCGAGCAAGCTCTTTATGGTACCGGCTCTCCATCTCTGCGCTCATCTGAACAGCTCTGTTGTATTTCTCTTCGAGGTCGGGGCGCGGTTTTATGTTTTCTAGACGTCCTTTGAGCCTGCTTAGCTTTTTGTTCATTTCGTCAGAGACGAGGTCTACGCCGACGATCCTTGCAGAACACACGACCATAACGAGAACGTCGGCGATTTCTGAAGCGAGCGCTCGAGTGTCCAAAGTACGCGAACGTGAATGCTGGAGCGCGACTATGAGTTCGGCACACTCTTCGATTGTCTTGTCCAGCTGAGCCTCTTCACCCCAAGCCTTTATTGTGTCTTCCGAAATCCTGTAGGCACACAAAAGATTATCGAATAATCTCACTTTTAGATCTTCATCTGTCATAATGACCTGCCACTTTTTCAGTTTTTTATTTTTCTACTTTATCAAAAATTATTGTGTGAAACATTAGTTACAATTAGCACACGCTCAGGGAGGTCGCCAATGCGTAATTTCTTCAAATATACGATGACAGTAGCACTTGTAATGTCATTCATTGGCGCAATAAGCGCTTCGGAGTCCGAGAGAGACCCCGAAAAGACCCACATTCTAACTACAAACGCGATGATCGTAGATGAATTCAGTGGAATAGAAAGCGCATTGATAGTAAAGTCTTTCCTGGGTTGGATGAACGAGTCGAGAGGTGACATCCTGATACTTCCGCCTGATGAAAAGGACGGACTGTACTACAAGTTCTTCTTGAAGGGAGACTCCCCCGAATTTTCAGTGTTTGAAATGGATTTAACTGCAGACGCAAAAGTCAAAAATCCGTGGGCCAAAGAATGCCGTCATACGTTCTATGTAATGAGAATAACGTCTTCTCACCCAGTTGTTAAAGTTCTTGACGGAGAAGACAAGTCAATAATGGCGTTTACATTTACGGGTTGCTCATACAAATTCATCGCTGTCGTCGCGGACAGAATGTCTAATGAAAAAATGATGTACACGACGATGCTTCATGAGCTTGGCCACATGTGGGGAATGAAAGACAACAAAGAAGGAAGCAAGTCTATCATGAACGGATCGTGGCCTGGAGCTGAGTGCATAACGAAAAGAGACCTAAGAGAGGTCTACGAAATACACGGAAAGAAGAACAAGGAGCAGAGAGCCGCAGGATGTAACTAGTCAGTTACATTTTGGTTTTTTCTTCTCAAAGGCGGAGCGAAAAATGTCCACCGTCGATTCCCGTTGCGGCGGAGAGGCACCGCCGTCCTCTACGAACTGAATCTCTGCGGACTCCAGTATGACAACCGCTAGTATCGTGTCTATTGTCTCGCGCGGGAGGCGAAGTTTGACAAGAGACTCTGTCACTGAGTGGATCGAAGCACGTCTGCTTGCTGTCAAGGACGATAGAATTGCTGCGAGTGCGTCGAGAGAAGTATTCATGCGGTGTCTTTCTATTCTTCTTCGCGAGCGGCAGGTTTCAAGCTGTTTTCTGGCAAGTACGACACATTACCGTCGAAAGAAACGCAAATGACCCGACCGTCTCCTGCCGTGTTCGTCAGGACCCTGACCACAGATCCGAAAGATCCGCTTGGTATCTTGGCAGATCTCGTCAGCGCCTTGTTGAGGCCCGTGTCAGAGTACGACTCAGAGTCTCTGACGACTTCTACCGTGTCTCCTGCCTTGTACGACATCATAGAAATAATCTACTAAAATAGTGACATAGTTTACACGGCGGCGACGCAAGATTCTTCTGCGTCATCCTCGTCAATTTCAAGAACCCTCAAGAGACCGCTGTGTGCGATCCCGACCGCGCCGCGCTGGAATAGGACCTTCACGTAGTGAAACAATATCGATCCAGACTCGTCGGATGCGTGGTCGATGACGACGCCCATCTCGCCGTTCAGCGCCATGAAGCTTATCTTCGCGAACGAGAAGTTCGGGTCTGCCATGTAGACGTTTATGAAGTCGTTTGCAGAGTTGACTGCGACGAGGTCTCCGGGGTTCGGACGCTTCTTCTTCTTGGATTCTCCTACGATTCCCACAAAATAGGTATCGAAGAATCGTAAATTCGTGAGCGATTTTTTGGACCCGAAGGGTCCGAAATGAAAAATTATTTACAGGCGATCAGGAAGCAGCTTTTCTTTGCGATCCACGACGATGTCAGCGGTGTCGCTTGCGAGTTTTCCCAGGAAAACTCGCGCGACACCTCCTGCATCTCACGTGGTCGTCGCGCCCACACGAGACACTATCTCGACGTTAGACGCGCGAGTCAGGTACGTCGCGGTGTGACCCCTGAGCGTCGAGAGGACTCGAAACCATCCCGTCCGACCTCCGCCATGGCCGAAATCTTCGACGACGACGACTCCCAGGGCGAAGGAACCTGCAGGCGTCTGCCACAGGACGAGGTCACCCGAGACGGGATCAAGGAGCACTGATCGTTCCTTCCTCCACTGCGTGCGTCGTCAGAAACTCGAGTTCCACAGATGCCCTGTGGATACCGTCGAGTCGACCGAGAGCTACGACGGCGTCCATCCGTTCGTCCACAGCGTCGATGACGAACGGATGGACGCCGAATACGTACACAGTGGATCCGGGAGACATCAGTTGGAAGGCGCTCCACGCTTCGGTAACGCCGCGATCTCGTTGAGACGCTCCGTGACGTCGCCCTCGGTGAGGTGACCCAGAACGTCGTTCGTGATAGGTGTGTCGTAGACTATAGCGCCGTCGTGGAGGACGGCGAGCTCGTAGAGACCGCGAGCACCGCCGTAGGTGAAGTCGCCCCGCACTACGGACGCCTCGTAGCCGTTGGGAAACTTGAGACGTGCAGCGACGCCGTTGTCGAACGCTCGAGTGGCGAAGGAGAGATCGGAGAAGCTGTACTTGAGCATCATCTGATCCTTCCGGGAGGAAGAGGTGGGGTCGAGAGAGGAATGGGGGCGGGATTGGGAGCCGCGGCGGCGCCCGCGCCGACGGCGACGGCTCCGACGGGAATGGACGTGACCGACAGCTGCGGGATCTCCGCGTTCGTCGTCACCTCGGTGACGATCGCGGCGGCGAGGGCGTCGCAGAACGCCTTCAGTTGACCCTTCGGGTCCTCGATCGCGGCGGCACGGATGCCGCGGTGCATTGCGTCGGAGAGGCGGGATGCGTTGAGTGCCATGGACTCCTCACAGCTCCCGGCCGCGCTTGTTCGCGGCGTACCACTCGCTCGATCCGCCGCGGCGCGCCGCCTTGGCCTCGACTCTCGTGACGACGATGGAGGGATCGGTGACGCCGTCGAATCCGATCGCGGCGACGAAGGAGTGCTTCGCCTCGCCCATCGTGCGCTGCTTCACGGTCCACTTCACGTCGTCACGCTCCTCCTTGAACTCGTCTGCGGCCGCGACGGCCTCGCCGAGGGTGTCGAAGGTGCCCAGCTCGAGGGTGCCGCCGCTCTTCATGCGGACGGTGACGCGGAACCTGTCGGTACGGTCGTAGGAGTCGTTCATCGGCGGGCCTCCGGGCGGAGAGAGGCGCGGACCTCGCCGATCTTCACGAGGAGCGCCTCGGCGGAGCGGCGGAGAGCGCGGACCTCGTGCCACAACGCGAGAGAACCGGCGATGGCAGCGAAGGCGCCGACGTAGACGAACACGCCTGTCATGGCCCAGCCGTTGTATGTCGTCGTGGGCGCTGGCAGGTCGTGGGGTGGCGGTTGTACCAGTTGTGCGGGTGTGTCGTTCATGTTCTCAATCATACACCGAGGCGCCCCCAGTTTACACTCGGAGGGCGTCCGCCAGGACGCCCCGCTTCTATGAGAGATTAAGGACGATAGACGACGGACGCCCGTCGGAGGAGCTCACCGAACCAGCCGTCCTCCTTCGTGACGAGTGTGACGACGGCGAGTCCCCTGTGGAGCGGGCCCGGGGGAGGCACGGATCCCTTCGCGAAGCGCGGGTCGTCGTCGTAGGTCGTGGCCTCGACGACCCACTTGTAGATGGCGGGGGCCGCCTTGCGCGGCTCGACGCCGCCCGCCTCGGCCTCGGCGAACATCGCGATCGCCTTCGCCGCGATGCCCTTCAGCTTCAGGTAGTTGGGGTCGACGGCCACGACGGCCTCGGCTACGATCTGTCTCAGTTGTCCCACGGTGATCTTCATGCGAATTCTCCCGAATATTCCTGTCGTAGGTATGTCGAAATGGGAAACGGCGCCGTAGGCGCCGTTTCTTTTTCTTTCCGTCAGCGGCCGGCCTTGCGGCGCGCGTGCGACTGGAGGCGGTCGAACATGGCTCCGTGGACGCGGACGGGGTCCACGGTCTCCAGCTCCTCGTCGGTCATCGCGGCGGCGATCGCCGCCGTCACGGCCTTGGAGGCGGCCGTCTTGTCCTTCGACGACTTGGCGGCGATCTTCGAGTTCATGAGGGGAACCACGGTCGCCATGAAGGACCTGTCACCAGCGAGACGCCCGATGACCGCCTCGCGGGCGGCCTCCGCCGCCTCGATCTTGCCACGGAGCTGGTCGTTGCGGAGTTCGTAGTTGATCGTGTCTTCCTGGTCACGGAGGTCGGCGGCGACCATGATCGCGAGAACGTCGAGGGCACCCGAGACGTTCTCCAAGTCGTCGGGCGTGGCGCCCGCGGCCTGGAGGGCTCCGAGGGCGGCAGCTTTCTCGGCCTCGACGGCGGCAGCGTCGTCTGCGAAGGTGGCGACGGCGTCCTTGAAGACCTCGAGGAAGGCGAGGCCCGAGGCCTCCAGGTCCTCGGGCCCGAGGTCGTCCGTTCCGGAGGCGAGGAGTGCTCGTGCTGCCGCGGCGTATTTGTTGGTGCCAGCGGCCTCACGAAGGGCTCGGGTCACTTCTTCCTTGATGATCTGCCGTAACTGCGATGCTGTCAGCTTCATTTAAAAATCTCCGTGTGCTTGAGGTGGTACATGCATGTATGTATGTATGTTCGCGCGGGACTAATGGTAGACTCGGAGTGAAAAATTTTTCCGGAAATTTTTGTGGGACTGTGGGTCGTGGGAGTACTTTTTGGACCCGGAAATTTCCCGGGAATTTTTTGTGAGGGGCCTTAGCCCGCGCCCCCGGCAGCAGCTCCACACAGCTTGCCGACCCCGGGGGGCCCCGGCCCCTTTTAGGGCCCTTTTTAGGGGGGCCCTCCTACCCCCTTCCGGAGCCCCCAGACAGGGCCCCCGCCCGGTGGGGTCAGGAGCCACCCATCGCGCGCCACAGGGCGGAGCGGAAGGACGGGTCGTCGGGGGCTCCCAGCTCGTCGAGGCGGGACTCGAAGCCGCGGCGGGAGCCGAGGTCGATGTACATCTCGAGCGCCTCGTACACGGCAGGTGGAAGGCCGAGGTGCGGGTCGCGCGCCGCTGTGGGTCCCGAGGTCACGGCGCCGAAGCGGTCGGCCGCGTGGCTGAGGAGCTTGAGGGCGGCGTCGGCGAGGAGCGCCTTGCCGGTCCAGTTGAGGTAGAACATGTGACGATCCTATCTCTCCCGAGCGGGAGTTTGCACGCCTCAGCGGCGGTTGCGGCGGTTGCGGCGGACGTGGGTCACGAGGTGGAAGACGGCCGGGACGAGGAAGGCGGTGAAGGCGGTAAGGAGGAAGGGCGAGGCCACGAGCCACCACGACCAGTCGATCACGTGGCCGAGCTTCAGGCCGATGAGGAGGAGCTGGAGGCCGTCGAAGAAGGTGATGGAGAGGGAGGAGGTGTTGTTGTCCATGATGTTACCTTACCACTTTGGAGGGGAACTTTGCACCGGCCCGAGGACTATTCGTCCTCTTCGATGTCGAGGCCCGCAGCCGCCATCGCGGCACGTTCCTTGGC